AATATTCTGTTTGAAGGGTAGCGTCTTTTTATCTCTTGTGCCAAAGCATCAGTGTCTTTTTGTTTACTAATTTCATCTATGATCACTAGCTTTTCACCATCCCTGACACCAACAACACAGTTGCAATTCATAACATTAAAATCAACCCCACATAAAAGAGTTTCCATCTTTGTATCAAATGGGAGTTTATTTATAACGTGATCTTCTCTGGAAAATCTATTATAAACTTGGCCGCTTGTGAGGTTGACCCATTGGCCAAGCAAGTAGGCTTTTATTAACTGCGGTGGATAATTCTCTTCAAGTGATTGAATAAAATTTTCTGGTAAATATGGATTATCTTTTGTTTTTGCTTGAATCAATCCTGTATCAGATTTCCTATTTTTTTCAAATGTTTCAAATGCCCAGCCATGACCTTCTGGCGTTGTTGTTGCATAAAACTGTTGAACATTACCTGATCTAAGTCTTGCAAGAGCCATGTTCATAGCTTGCTCTGCCTCTCTCTTCGGAATTGTGTCAGCCTCATCAAATCCCACTGCACAGAGATTCTGGCCTCGGAGACGTTGATATGTAAGCATTGTTCTTAACAAGATTGTGTGAGTGCCTTCTTTAAATTCCAGATTGTACTCAGGCAGTGGTGAAGCTCTAAAACTGTAAGGAATTTGCCATTGATCCAAAAGATCATTCATTGTCCTTTGCAAAATATCTCTGAGCATTGGGGCTGTTGGTTCAAAGATTGCGGAAACATGACCAACATTTAAAGCTGCTAATATGCAAGATTTTGAAATTAAAGCATGAGTTTTTCCAGCACCAAAGCCACATACTAAAGCAAGTTTTCTATGGTCAAGATCATCACAGAATTTTGATTGATGTGGAAGTAAATCTTGATTTATACGTTCTATCGCTTCATTTGCTGTCGGTAAATCATAAGCCCCTATTTGATATAAAACATTTCCAGCTTTTGCTGTATCTAAAATACTCACGAAACAATCTGTGCTAACTTTGCTGCTGTATTGATAGCACCTAAAGCAATATGATAATGACCAGCCCTTCTAGCTTCCATCTGTAAGGTGCTACATTGAGCCAAAAGATCAGCCACCATTTGGGGTCGTTCCATGTCCCAATCCTTTTTCAACTCTTCTCTGGCTATGTTTATGTACTTACAACAGGCTCTTTCCCCCACCCCCCAATTCTCGGCTGCATAACGTACGCAGTCGGATCTACGACCACCGTTTGCAATAATACGAGCAAACTTCTGTGATCTAATTATGGTTTCAGCTTTTGATCCTTTTTTACTCATTAATTAGATGATACACGTTTTGCAGTGTTGCCTGTAAAATCCTCCCATCTTTTAACTATTACATCGCAAAAAATTGGATTGTTTTCCATTCCAAAAAACAATTTATTTAAGCTTTCTGCCGCAATTAATGTAGAACCAGAACCTGCAAATAAATCTAATACATTTGAATTAGAATATAATTTTATAAATTTTTCACATATTGCGACAGGTTTAGAATAACTTAATTTATTATCTAAATCTTTTTTTCCAATAAAAACTTTTGAATAATCTTCTTTTTGAAATCCTTTTTTTGGATTTTGCTTACCAATTAATGCAATATATTCAACATCAGTCATCATGTGTCCTCCATAATTAGGTACGATATTTTCTTTCTTGTAAAAACATAAATCATAATTTTTTTTATTTTTTTCGGCTAAATCTATATATTGTTTTATTAAAGGTTTATTATGAAAAAAAATATTAGTTTCAGCAAAAAGAATTAAATCAAGAGGGTTAAATTTATCAACTTTATTAGTTTTTATCTGTTTCATTAAATTGCTTTTTCCTAAGATTCCACCGCCTGCTGGCCCTAATTCATAAGGTGGATCAGTAAAAAGCAAATCTGGTTTTGTTCCATTTAATAAAAAATCTACATTTTTTATAATAAAAGAGTCACCGCATAAAAGTCTGTGATTACCAAGAATATATAAATCACCCTCTTTTGTTATTGGTTCTTCTGGTGCTTGTGGAACGTCATCAGGATCTGTTAAACCTTCAGTTGGTAATATTTCTTTTTTAGAAAGTATGTCATCAAGTTCTTTTTTATCAAAAAAATCATTTAAGTCATGCTCTTTTGATAATTGCTCAAGCATATCTATATCCCACTCTGAAAGATCACCTGTTCTATTGTCTGCTATTGCTAAACCTACTTTTTGATCTTCTGTAAGATTTGATCTTTTTACAGCAATTATTTCATCACCATTTGCTTCTACTATTTTTAAGTTTTTAATCCCTGCGGCTTTAGCCCCTGCGATTGTTCCATTGCCTGCAAGAATGCGGTTATTTTCATCAATCACTATTGATCTTGCCGCACCATATTGCTCAAGGCTTTGTTTTATAAGTTTTGCAGATCTATCTGTACGCTTACGAGCGTTTTTAGGATCGTTTTGTAAATCATTAATTGAAGTCATGTTGCCATAGTAGATCAGTATAAAAAAATAAACAAAATGAGACTCATTTAAGACTAGAAGATGTTCCCACGTTCCCATGTGTTCCCAGAAATGCTTAAGACTTACCTAACCCTATATATACCCCTAATATACCTATTATTATATTTATATATAAAACATAGAGAACATAGAGAACATATATATATAAGATAGTGATAGTAAAAGTTTTAGCCGTTCCCAGTAGTGGGAACAGGGGAGAGAACAGGTGAGAACCAAACCCATTTGGGTGTTCCCTCCAATCTTTTTCTTTTACGTTCATAATGTAAAGATTTGAGAATAGATGAGACAGTCATGGTGTCAGATTTTGTTTGATTTGAAATTGGTTTTTCTATTGCTTCGGTTAATAAAAGTTCAATGGTTATATCTTTAAGAGCATTGGCTGGATCATTTAAATAGTTGACGATAACAGATTGCCAGGGACTATCGACCATATATTTTAGGTTTTCTTTTTCAATTTGATTTTCCTGTTCGGTGGATAAAAAATGCTGTTCTTTGTTTTTAAATAGATAAAGAGCCGCTGACCATAGAGAATCGCGTTCTAATTGAAGTGCATCAAGATCTATTGATTTTGTCGTGCAGGGAATTATGTGAAACCTACGATTGCCTGTGTCATCTATTAATACTCCTGATTCTTTGTTTGTTGAGCCGACAATAATGCCTCTTCTTGGCCATTCTTCTACGGCCTTGCCATAAGGAACTCTGAGGAGATCTGTTGACCTTGATAAAAATGCCTTTATCACCCCAGCGTGTTTACGACTTGTCACTCCATCAATCTCTGACCATTCCATACCCCATGAACGGTGAAGTACTAAAAGATCATCTTTTGATGAAATATCACCGAGAGCGTCTGAAAAGAAAGGACCAAATAATACTTGCCAAAAAGAAGATTTTTTAATTCCTTGTGGCCCTTGTAATACTGTTGCGGTGTCATGTTTACAACCAGCCATATAAGCTCTTCTAACTGCGTTGATAAGAGTAAGTTTTAGCATAGTGTCATATATAGTTGGTTCTGGTAAGTTTTGATCCTCTGGCCTTAAATATGTGGATGCCATTCTTTCAATGCCATACAGTTCTGGTTTTATTTCGTTGTAACAATGATCAAGATATAGTTTTACAGGGTCATATTCATTTTCATGTGCAACTTTGAGTAAGCAATCAACAGCCATTTCTTTAGGAACTTTATAACCAAGTTCTGCAAGTGTGAGATAAAAAAGCTCAATATTTTTTAAAACTTTGCCATCCATTTCTATTGAATGTGAAAAGATATTGAATCTTATTTCCTGTTTGAGGTTGCGTAAAAAATTTATTAATTCCTGTGATGTTAGTTGCTCAAGCTTAGTTGGAATAACTGTTGATTTTTCCTGTGGTTTTATTGAATTTGGAAAACTGCGTTGTGGTGGTGTCCAACCATCCTCTAAAGCAAACTTTTGGAGAGTGCCTAATGAGACTCCAGATGACTTAAAAGAATCCCATTTAAGCTGACATTCTCCACCTTTATATTTTGCATTTTTTTCAGAAAGTGCCTCCCAATCGTGAAATAAAGAATGATCTCCCACAGAATGAACAGCCATACCAATTTTTATCCAATCGTCATAGTTATCTAAACGATCAGGATTGATTGCCTGTAATAAAGAACGTGCCTTCTCTGAATCTGAATTATATGTTTGAATTTGTGGTGTTTTTGTTTTCTTTCTTTTCTGCTCCATCATCTTTTCGATTATGGCGAGAGGAGCTTCAGCTATTTTTTTAATATCTCTAGGTGATCTACCATCCATCCACCTGTAACCATCTGTTATTGGATGTTTGCCAGAAACTATTGACTGAGTACCATTCCAACGTAGTTCTATTTGTTCAACAGACCCATCTTCATCTTTCACTCCTGTTTGAAATTTACGAGTTTTAATTTTTGACCAATACTTTTCAGGCACTTGGTAAATTATTTGAAACCTACCAACTCGACCTGATGTAACCATCCATGAAGGTGGTAAAGAGGAAAGAGAAAACCCCCATTCACCTAAAATCTTTGCAGCCGAAGGCCCATCATGATCTAGGAATAAAAGTCCACCAGAGGGCGTACCAGCACAAACACCTATACCTGTAGATTTTTTTGCAGATATTTCTTTAAAAAGTTGTGAGCGTGTAAGAGGATTATTTTGCCAATCGTTTTGATATGGCCTTTTATTTTGAACGGCAACATAACCCCATGCCTTTGGCAAGCATAGTAATTCTTCTTTTATATCCATTTTTATGCAGCCTGCTCCATTTTTTCAGAAACTATAGATCTTAATAAACAAGACCTTGATTCAGATCCTTTATTATCATCAAGCCATTTTATCTGCCCCTGTGAAAGCTGAATATTAATTGTTTTTAAAGTTTGCTCTTGCTCCATATCTAGGGTTGTTTATGTGTAACTATAGGGTAAGATACCACTAAATCTAGTAGAGTCAATGATCGAATTAAGAGAATACCAGAAAGAAGCTAGT